TGAGAGTTGATAGCACTATTTTCCGCGATTTTTACGTGCAGGCTGGCAGTAGGTGTTCGTTTAACGAACACTTACTGCCAGCCATTTTCTGTGGGTTCAACCCACACCTTGCGTGGTATGGTTTAACCATGCCACGCAATTTGAAACTGAAGTGGGTACCAGGCCTACTTGTTTCTATTTACTGTGGGTTCAACCCACGCCCCGTGACACGGTTTAACCGTGTTGCACAATTTGAAACTGAAGTGGGTTCCAGGCCTACTTGTTTCGACTCAGCTTGTAGCTTCGAGTCTTTTGAGGAGTCGGAGAAGAGTGATTGTGTTTTTAAAGCCTACACTTATTATAAGGAGAAATATTTTGCAGCTTAACAGCTGCGCGTTTGGTCATTTGACTACTTTGCTTGTTTTTGCTATGGTGAGAATTAACAATAATAGAAACAAGCGCATTAAGAGAGAAGATCGGGCTCACCACCCTAAACGTGAACGGAGGGTGGGCAAGAAAGAACTACAGCAGCGCAATATTGGGAGAGAACGAGATCTCAAGGAAACTGCGCAAGAACGCTTTGATGAAGAAGCCAATGCTGTTGGCCATGTTGATCGTGCTGAGCGGGTCGCCGGGGATGACGTCCCTGATGCGTCCCAATCTCGCGATCGCGAACCTGAGTATATCCCTCGGAGAGTCCAAGAGGGTAACGTCCCTGGTCGTAAGCTTGCGCGTCATCACGCCGGGTATGACATCGTCACCCATAAAGCTTTTATTAAACCACGACGCGAGGAGTGGTCTGATTACAAACAAAGGGTTCGAGACTTTATGAGTTCATCTCGATTTTCTGAGCCCGTCAGACGCAGGGAGAATGAACTGAAATATGATAGCCCTAAGGAGCTTCTCGTCGATTATTTGCAACGCGGTTGTGGTTTGATTGTGAGTTCTGGGATGATGCGGGCTGGCGCACATCAGCGTCAGCGCACTCAGCGCACATTGAATACGCAAAAGATTTTGTTGCCTGGGACAGCCCAAATTTTCTGGGATGGTGGTCCCGCTGACAGACCTGTCTGTGTGGTGTTCCAATATCGCTACCAATTGGTGGCTTGGAAGGATTTGACTGAAGAGCGCATTGGCGCATTTTTTGTGCCAGAGCGTAAACACCATCAAACTGCAATGGAGGCGTTCTACGCTGCCCAGGCCCAGGCCAACCAACAACCCGTGGAAGTCGTGGCACAGGCATTTGATAATTTTGAAGAGGATGCCACCCATACGGATGGGGATGAGTATGATGCTGCAGTGAACAGAGCATACGCTCGGATGTTTGATGATGATGGTAGAGACGCGGGACAGACTATCCCTGGCCCAGAGCCACTCGGTCCCCCTTGGGTTGGTGACCATGCGTTTGCCAAATGGGTGGATGGTTTTGGGTTTAATGGCCCCAGATCGGAAGCTTATATGTCGACTATGTGGGATGCCTACAATAGGATGTATTCAATGCCACCTGTTGAAGAGAAGGATATTCCTACCTCGACAAGTGCGTTGGGTGATTTGCAAGCTCTTCTCGCCACACTCAGTGTAGATTTGTTGGCCCGCCTGAAACAGGTTGAATTGCGCGAGATGATGGAGTCGTCTTTTTACGGCGCCATGCGTGCAATAGTTGATAATCCCAGGATACTTTGCGTTTTGTTCTTGGAACTGGTCAGGCTTTCTTGTGTCAAGCGTGAGTCTTTGCCTACTTATTTGGTGGCCTTTTTAAGCCAGAAACTTGTGGGTTGCGATTCTGCCGTCCTGGCACACCTTGGCATGGGCTTATGCTTGTCTTTACCTGCAGTTGTGCTCATCTCCAAGGCTATACGCCATCAGAGTGAAAAGTCGGGTGACCCCGAAGTTATGGCCCAGGCGTGGACCGACTACATAGGCCGCAGTCTCCCTCCAGGGACTGTGGGTGCTAGTTTGTTAACACTACTGGCGAGTGGTTTGATTGCTGCTTTTCAGCTCCGTGGATATTCCATTGGTGCACTAGATGTGGCAGATATCATAACTTCTTCGACTGGAGTGCGAATTTGCAAAACTAATGAGGACATCCTAACTACGTTCTTGAGAGAAGGGCCTAAGGTGGTTAAACGTGTTGTCGAGGCCGTCAAGAGAAAAGACTTTGGAATGCTTTTTTCAGATGAGACCCAGGTGATGCATGCTCGTCTAATGGCTGCGCACAGCTACTATCTTGCTGGCGCTCTACCAGAAACAGCCCACGAGTGTTTTGCCTCTCAACAAGATTTTCTTACCAAGTTGGATGACGCTATTAGTGATATGGAGGCAAAAGTTCGTTACGGTCGAGCCTCTATGGGTGAGGTTCACCTGTTGCGTGAGCTGATCAATATGCGCTTGGCCCAAGCTAGTATGCGAGGTGGTAAGTTGAAGCGGCAGCCTTTTGCTGTGGCAGTGACCGGTAAGTCGGCTCAAGCTAAATCCACCATTGTCTATTACTTACAACATGCGTTGTATAGTGAGCTTGGCAATGGGCCTCTTGAGAGCGATATGATAGCTTTTATCAGTGAAGCTGACGCATATGACACCACAGTCACCAACAAAACAACGTGCGGTGTGTTGGATGACCTTGGCAACTTAAAGAAAGATTATGATGGCAAGGGGACGGCATATCGTGTCCTGGCTTGGATTAATAACGTGGAAATACCTGCAACTAAGGCGGCTGTCCATGAGAAAGGAACTGTGTTTCCTCCATGGCGTTTGATCATAGCCACTTCCAACGTTGCAGACCTTGGCGTCGCGGGTTGGTCTAACGAACCTGTTTCCCTCGCCCGGCGTTTCCAATATTATTTGCGCGTTTCCCTTAAGCCTGAATTTGCTACCTTAGGCATGGCGGATCCTGAGAAGTTGCGTGATGCTAATGATCGACTACCGCTTGACACCGTGCCTGATTGGTGGGATGTTACCATCGAGCGTGCACATTATGCAGCGGATGGTCATGGCATCCTTTTCAGATCTGTTGTGACTGATGAAGGACGGAATCTGGTGAACGTGTCGTTCCGTGAGGCACTTCAATACCTTATGTTACGTGCACGAGACCACAAAATCACCCAAGATCGGGCTTATGAGGCTGCTTATCGCACGCCTAACATGGACACTATGCGTGACAGCGTTTTTGAACATGAAGCCCACCAGCCGCCCGCCGGCGTCCAGGAAGAAGGAGGTGATGACATCATTCGTCAATCATTTGCGGATTTTCAGCAGAATGTGCGCGTGCATGTGGGAGTGCCCGCGCTGCGATTGGCGGCGCGAGCATCGACGTCAGTATATAGCTCATTGTCCCAGGCTCACACTTGGGCCATAGAGCAGATTGCGGCTTTCGGTGCCTCATACCATTCAATGACCAATTTGAGCATTTTTGCTCGGTGTGTCATGGCTTTGGCCGTGCATCTTGATTGGTTGGGCACTCGTGGGAGGGTACATCTTATATCAGAAATTACAACCATTGCTAGTTTGTGTTTTATTGTAGGCACATATTTCAGCACGGTTGGTGTTCTGGTGGGGTGTTCCCTCATTTTCCTGAACTTGGCTTTCCGTTCAGTGTTATATGTCGCAGAAGGAGGGCCACAGCGCACGAGAGCCGCACAAATTGCTTCACTTGTCGAGCCACGCTTCGTCGTGGGGTGTGTCGCATTGTTAGCCGTTTATTTGCTGGCCAAACGACCTCAGACAGTGTTTCGTCAAGGAGTGGTTGAATTCATGTCTTCCGATGAGAAGAAGAAGACTCAGGCGATTCACGTTTCGCGGGATTCTACAGAATCTTCGCATACGACAGCTGTGGACAACTTGGCACGCAACCCAAACATTAGATCAATCTGCAAAATTAGGGCCGGTAATGAGCAATGCAGGTTGGTTTTAACTTTTATGGAGACCGGCAAAGCTGTGGGCGTTGCCCACACGCTCACCCCTCCTGTAAGGAGCGAGCTTGATCGAACAAAACGTGCTGAGCTCGAATATGTAGTAGGTGGGATGACTTACTCAACGGCTATACAGAAGAGCAACATACATGTGGATGATACATGTGATCTACTGTTTGTGCAGTTCCCTTCGTGCAAGTTGCGTGATTTAACCCAATATTTGGCGAGTGAAGCATTCGTTGGTCAGTTGGAGTATCGCACGCACAGAGCCAATGGTTTTGTTGTTACGAACCAAGGTTTGGCGTCCGTTGGTCCCACGGTGCATGGCACTCCAATCAGTTTGAGTGGAGTGCGCGTGCATAGACAAGTGCTGTCGCCCCTTATGAGCTCCCATATTACGAGTTCTGGCGATTGTGGGTCACCTTTGGTTGTTTCACTTGCCCAGATGGGTAATGGTGTTGCTACGATACTGGGTGTGCACACAGGGATCACAACTGACAAGAAACACACTTCTTCGTCGCTACTTTCGCGTGAGAAGTATCTTGAAGGTTTTGCAGTGATCGCCGAACACCAGAGGCAAGATGCCATGACTGAGCCACCATCTGTCTTAGGGCAGTCAGGCAAAGTCATCGTGGATGTGCGTCCGCAACATTGCCTTGCTGAGATTTTGAGTACGCGAAGAGACCTCAGAGTGATTGGTGAGTACATTAAGCCCAGTGCAGGCTGCACTAGCGTTACCACACGGTCTAAATTGCGCAAGCTTCAGCTGCTTGAGAGTGAGAGTGCGACGCTTGATAAGCTGATAGGACCTTTGGAACACAAGTTGCCGCTTACCCGTCTTGATAGTGGCGCCGTTGTGATGCTTGGGGGCAACGTAAGCTACCACAAACCAATTCTAAAGATAACGAACAACCCCCACCATAATTTGGCGGTCCAGCTCGACGCTGCAAAGCGCGATTACTTGGAGCCCATTTTGGCGGAGTTGACGGAAGGTTCTTTTCACCCTTTGGATCTCATGCAAGCTGTCAATGGCAGTTTTGATGGTCAGTTTCCTGGTTTGGAAATGAGTACTTCACCGGGTGGTGAATATGGTTGCAAGAAAGGTGATCTTATGGACGATGTCGTCTTTGGTCCCACACCGAAACAACCCTTACCCAACACCCACTATATGGATATGGCTAACCCGTACCCCAATGGGCAGCGTGTTTTTTGGCCGAAAAGAGAGTTGTTGGAGAAAATGGAAGTTTACAAAGAAGCTATCCGGAAAGGATCCATGTCAGCCATATCTTACAATTCGGCTCTTAAAGATGAGGCCGTAGCTTTGGACAAAACGCGCGCGCGTGTGTTTTTCATAGGAGACGTGGCCGTCACCATCTTGATCCGTATGTACTATGGTCCTGTTGTATTGGCTTTACGCAAACTCATGGTACTTTCTGAGTGTGCTGTTGGTTTGGATGTTACGGGGCCCCAGTGGGAGGAAGTTATGTCTGTTCTTAACGCTAAGGATGGTAGCGAGCGTCTAGCGGGGGATTTTGAGGGATATGATATGTCCTTGCATGTAGACCTGACGAGAACCGCATATGCTACCCTAGCGGCTATGGCTGTGCATATGTATGGATCACACGCCACTGAGCAGGATATCCAACTTATACACAACTTGACACGTTGTATGGCATATCCGGTGATTTCACTACTGGGTGTGTTAATTCATGTCGCTGGTATTAACACTTCTGGTTCCCCGATTACGACGCAAGTGAACTCGATATGCAATTCATTGCTTTATCGTGTTGCTTTTTTCATGCGGAACCCCAAACTTGTGGATGCTGTGCGGGATCGATTTTCGCCCTTCAGGTCATGTGTTGCCCTCTTGACATATGGGGACGACAGCGTTGCAGCTTCAAGGCGAGGCGGGCGTGAGAACCGCTTAAACAATTTTGATGTTCGTGCTGCCGCAAGCGCTTTTGCGATGGTTTATGGACCAGCCGAGAAAAAGGGTGAGTTGCCCGAGTATTATGCAGCGGAGGCTGTCCCTTTCCTAAAATGTGAGGATGCAACGGTTGAGTTGGTCGATGGCAAGCGCGTGCGAGTTGGGATCATCGCACTTTCGTCAGTACGCAAGTCGTGCACTTTTTACCGCCATGGAACTCAGGAATTGTGCGACAATTTCCGTTCGGCACAAGACCTGTTTTTTCCACGGGCTTTGCGGGATAAGGATCCAGATAGGTTCGAAGAGTTGCGCCAAACTTTAGCACATATTTATGTGCGAGTTGCTCAGCCTGCGGACCCTGTGGAGACGTTGGGTTGGATCTTGGACCGTTTCCCCACATACGAGCAAAGATTGGAGACTTTCTCAGCTAAGTTTTGCGAGGCTGAGGATTTGATCGAGGATGAGGACAATTAATATTTTCCTTATTGTGCATGTTGTGTGTATTATCTTCATATTATGTGTTTTGTGATTTATGATTTTAAATATTATAATTAAACAAATAAACATTTTGCTCACGCGCGTTTGGTCTTATTGACTACTTTTGCATTTTTGATTATGGATAAGGCTAAGGATACAAGTGTACTTACTGATAATGTTGTGAGCGAGACTGTTATGAACTCGCTTATCTTTGAAAACGAAAATGATTCTGCTATGCAGATGGGTGGTAAACCCATGAAGCCTACGATGCCTATGGTTAATGATTCTAGTGCGTTGTCAGATTTTCTGCAGCGCCCTGTGTTGGTAGCTAGTAGGGTGTGGGCTGTGAATTCGACTTTTGCGTACGATTTTGATCCGTGGACTGCGTATTTGACGCATCCGTCTGTTGTTGAGAAATTGCAACACTATTATAGGTTGAGTGCTGCTTTAAAGGTGCATTTAGTGTTCAGCGGCACGCCTTTCCATTACGGATGTCTTTATGTGGGCAACAGACCACACCCTGGCCGTACTATCACTCAAGACCCCCAATTCAACTTAGCCACGACGATTGAATTGGACAACTCTTATGAATCTAAGAAAGTTGTTCTATCCCAGTTGGGGGGGACTTGTTGCAATCCAGGGTTCGATGATAGTATAGACTTATTTGTGCCGTATGTGCATTACAAACCAGCTATTGAGCTCGGAGGCGCATACGATACTATAAGCACTGTGCACATGCAAAGTTTCTCTGCTCTGCGCTCAGCCAATGATAGCGTGGAACCGATAGGTATAGAAATTTTCGTGGCTCTAGTTGACCCCGTGGTGGACGTGCCAACTGCTGTGCGACAAGGCTTTTCTATAGAGGAGGCTTTGAAGACGGGCAAAAAATGGCTTACTAAAGGTTTGCGCGCTACCCAGCTGGCTGAAGAGTGGGTGCCTGTGGCAGCCAGTGTGTGGGCTATGCTGGGTTTGTCCCGCCCGCTGGAGCAGCTGGAGCCCACGTCTGTGCGTCAAATACCGTACAATTTGGCGGCTTGTGATGCACCTGACACATCAGGGACGCTGTCGGTATATAGGAACCAGGAAGTCGTTTTGGACGGTGGATCAGTGGGAGCCACCATGGAGGATGAATTGTTGTTTAACAGTTTAGCCTCACGTGACTGTTACCTGTCTTCATCGACTTGGTTTCCTGCGGACCCTGCTGGTGAATTCCTATTCGGAGCTTTGGTCACACCTCAGTTAGGCGTGGTGTCTACCTTTGCCAAGAATAGCCAAGGACTGACCCTTTTTGGTACTGTGCCTGCCGTCACGCTAGCCCCAGTTGGAATGGTGTCTACGGCATTGCGTTATGCTAAATTCACCATGAAATACCGAGTGAGTGTGATATGCTCTCAATACCACAAAGGGCGTTTGCGCATCTGGTATGATCCGAATTATGAATACAACGGCTCCCCAGGACATAATTTGGTTAATGCAGGTGTGTTGAACTTGGCAGAGTCACGAGAGCTGGAGATCGAGGTTCCTTGGCAGAATGTGCGTGACTGTGTCGAAAGACCATCGCCTTTTGATTCATACGTATTCAATAGGGCGCAAGGTCCAGTTGAGTTTGCTCTGCGACTTAATTCATCGTCGTCGAACTATTTCAACGGCATGCTTGTCGTCGAAGTGCTGACCCCACTCGTGTCTCCCACACCCTCAGGTGTGGTAACCGTCCTGTTTAGCGCTTGTGCTACTGAGATCACAGGTCACAGCCCGCAGTTACCTCCAGATGTAGCTTCCGACTTGGGGGCAGCACCGTACGTGGTTGCCCAGAGTTTTGATGTGTCTGGGGGTGATTCTATTGCATCATTCAGGACGCTGCTTAAGCGCTATTGTCTGGAATACACGGTGCAGCACCGGAGCGGGTCTGCTGGAGGTCAGGGGCAGGTCTTGGAAATGTTGTTGCCAATGTACCTACCTATGCCTGGCTTTGATCCTGAGGGGCTGGATGTCAACAGTTCAAACTTGATACGTGCCAATTATACGTCCATGTCATTTCGCATGTTCGTGTCTAGCGCGTTTGCTCTCATCCGTGGCGCCATACGGGCGAAGGTTGAGGTGGCAACAGTCAATGCTTCAACAATAGGATCCGGGCGTTCTCATGTTGCCCGTTCTACGTTGAATACCTTTGAATTCGGTGGTACTGAGCGGCGCCGACAGAGGACGCGCGTTGCCAATGGCACAGCTTTTAACACGGAGTGCGCTGCGGCACGGGAGGGCCGACTACTCACAAATGCTGCTGAGGGGCAGCAGGACGCTAATGTATCCGGGCGTCACACCTCTTTTTTGGATGTGCAACTACCGTACACTTCCAATTATAGGGCTCGCGCTTCACGCACAGGCTCCACAGGGGTACAAACGGATGGCTCAGCTAGACAAAATATGGTGCTCAGTACCGAGGTGTCCTCAACTACTAACACCTCATACGCCCTATATCGTATATATTGTTCTGGTGCTGAAGATTATACACCTATGTGTTTCATTCATGCGCCAGTTCTGCTC